ATGTAATCGAACCGCCTGAAGATATTAATGCGCAGGATGCAGCGCCGGAAGAAGATGTTGAGGGTGAATGTGCTCCCAACGCCAAAGAGGCACGTGACGCAGCTATGGCTTTAATCAAAAATCTGAAACCTGCTGTCGCAGCCATCCCTAATGAGGCTCAGCGCAAACGTGCGGCTGACTCTCTGGCTATCCTCATCAAAGGCTCTATGCAGCAGGATGCTCAATATGGCGAGTTGATGCAGATGCGTCGCCGTTCTGCTGCGCAAGACAGCAAACCTGCAGCTGATGATTACGATCTGGGCCGTGAGATTGCAAAAAAATACAATCCCCACTATAAAAATCGCTAAGGAGGCAAAACTATGAGTGGTAAAGCAATTGGTATCTCTATGAATTTTGGCTATCCCGGTAACTACGCCCGCACTCCGGACGATATCGTGGCTAGCCGTCTGTTAAACGAGAAAAGCGAAGCTATCCCGTTTGGTGCCGCTGTCTGCATTAAAGACGATAATACTTACACTGCTGTTGGTGCTGCAACTACTGCTGCTGATGTGTGTGGCATTGCACTGCGTGTTGTTAAGCAGGCCATTAGCTATAGCGAGCAAAATTACACCGAATATCAGCCTGGTGCTTATATGTCTGTGTTGGAACGTGGCGCTGCGACCGTCGTATGCAATGTTGGCACTCCTAAGGCCAATGGCAAAGTGTATGTGCGCATCAAAGCTAATCCTTCTGTCGCTAATGGTGTAGTTGGTGGGTTTGAAGCTGCAGCTGATGGTGACAACACTATCGAGATTCCAAACATGCGCTGGACTTCTGGCGCTATGGATGCAAATCGTGTATGCGAAGTAACCTTGTTGACTCGCGTAGCTGCGTAATTTTAAGGAGGTATAAACAATATGGCACAATTAAGCTTTTTACAGGCTGATGCCGGTATGCGCAATTTAGGCAACTACGCTATGAAGCGTGGCGGTCTGAAAGCATTCCGCGGTAACGTATGGGATACTGCAGTAAGCTCCGGTATGGCTTATCTGACTGGCGAACTGGAAAAAATGGATCCAAAGGTGCGCGAACCGCTGACCAGTGTGACCTGGCAGCGCGATATCGTTGCTAAGACCGGCGGTGGCTGGGTGGAATACACCAGCACCTTTGATGTCGATTATGCAACTTCCGGCGCTAACGGTAACAGCATCACTGCTCCTGGTGCGACTACTATCCCGGTAATGCAGGTTAACACCGGCAAAAACCTGTACAAGGTTAACACCTGGATGCATGCTATGCAGATTCAATTTATCGACCAGGCTAAGCTGAAACAAATCGGTCGTAACCTGGAAGACCTGCTTGATAAGGGCATCAAATTGAATTACAACAAGACTTTGGACCTGAACACCTATAAGGGCTTTAAGGAAGCGGGTACTACCGGCTTGCTGAATGATGCGCAGGTTGCAGTGCATTCTGTTGGAAATGGCGCAAGCGGTAAGCCTGCGTGGAACACCAAAACTGCAGACGAAATCCTGCATGACATCAACAATGCACTGGTTGACTCCTGGACTGCATCTGAGTATGACCTTAAGGGCATGCCGAACCATATCCTGATCCCGCCTAAGCAATACGCGTACATCACCATGCAGAAGGTTTCCGACGCTGGCAACGTGTCCATCATGGAGTACCTGCTGCAAAATAATATTGCTAAAAAGCAGGGCGGCGATATCACTATCGAGCCTTGCCGTTGGTGCATCGGTGCAGGCAGCGCCAGCAAAGACCGCATGATGGTCTATGTCAACGATGAGGATATGGTCAACTTCGATTTGACTGTACCTATTACTCGCGCCTTCACTCAGCCGTCTGCTGAGCGCGCTGCTTATTTGACTCTGTACGCAGCTCAAATCGGCCAGGTTAAGTTTAATTACTATCAGCCTGCAGGTTATTACGACGGCATCTAATTTTAAATTGTTTTAGCCAGACGCTTTGTTCGTCTGGCTTTTCGTATTATAGGAGGTACTATAGTGATTATTTTAACCAGAAAAGTATTTTGCTTTGTAAAGCAAGACTCTGTCGACCGTGAAGAAGCTATCAGATTTACTACCAAAGGCGGTCTGGAAATTGAAGATGCTCCTGAATGGATTAAAAACGATCCCCTTTATGCTTGGGGCCTGGAAGATGGTGACATCGTGGAGGTAAATGGTAAAACTCCGAAGGCTGAGGCAGAAGCTGTTGCCAAAGCCAAGCAAAGCAAAGCGGAGGATAAACGCGAATAAGGAGGTGCGTTATGTACCATCCGTTGATTGCGCAGGCGAGCAATATCAAAACGCAGGAAAATCCTTCTTACACCAAGGAGGACTTCTTGGCATTCTATCCACAGTTTGCTGAGCCGCTGCCGGAAATAGTGCTGGACAGCTTTGTAGAGCTTGGTCAGGCGTGTGTAAGCGAGCAGCGCTATGGCAAGATGTGGAGGATGGCCATCGGACTATTCATCGCCCATATGTGCACCCTTTACATGCAGTCTGCTGCAGACCCGGGGGCACCTGCTGCTGATATCCTTGCCGCAGCTCAGGCCGCTGGTGTTGTTACGAGTGAGTCTGCTGATGGTGTGTCCTATTCTATGGATACGTCAGCGCTGTCGCAGGACCTTGCAGGTTGGGCGGCGTTCCGGTTGACCGCGTTTGGCGTGCAGTTTGCCACTCTGGCACGTTTTGCGGGCAAGGGAGGGATGTATGTATGGTAAGCATAAATACATCGCACAGAACGGTCAGCGGCGGGCTACAGGGCCTTATGGACAGAGTGCAAGCTCTGAACCGTGTTAATAAGCTATATGTGGGTATCCCGCAGGAGAAAACTTCTCGTGGCGATGAGCCTATAAATAATGCGAGCTTGCTGTACATCCATACTCATGGAATCCGGCGTAGGTCCATGCGTGAGGAAATGCAGGGCTATATGGATCAGGGTATGAAGTACAGCTTGGCTTATCAGTTGTATGTCCAAACACATGGCTCGCCGCTTTGGCATGCACCGCCACGTCCTGTTATTGAACCGGCCATCGCCAAGCACCACCGTGAGATTGCAGAAGAATACGCTAAGGCTGTAAAGGCTGCTATGACTGGCGATGGGGCGAGGGCTGATGCTCTTATCAAACGCACGGGCCTGCTGGCGCAGAACATCTGCCGTAAATGGTTTACGGACGCAGAGAATGGCTGGCCGCCTAACTCCCCGAAAACCATAGATAAAAAGACCAAAGGCAAGGGCGGCAAAACTAATCCGCTGATTGATACCGGTGCCTTGCGTAAGGCTATTGTTTATGTGGTAAGGAGTGATTGACGTGGTTAATGTTGGCAGAGTGGTGCGCAGCAAGCGTTTAGGCTGCCAGCGCATTACTGTCAAACGCTACGCTGCGAGCTGGCACGATGGAGCTTATGGTCGGGATGCAGACAATCCTATTGTGCTGCAGGTGGCAGCGATTGTCACCGTTGCCCAGCCTAAAGATTTGCAGTTATTGCCTGAAGGTGACCGCGTCACCGGGGCAATGAAATTTTTGACGAACGTGGAGCTGCACGCGACCAATGGCGAAGCTATCAGCGATGAGCTGGAATGGCGCGGAGCACGTTACAAAATCCTCACCGTTACTCCTGATATTGATTATGGCTTTTACCGCTCTATTGGGACGCGATTGGACGGTGATGGAGTTGGTTAAAAATATTGCTGAATTTGAATCTTTAATGTGGGCAGAGTTGATGGACATCCTCGGGCATGATGCTAAGACAATACCGCCGCCTGTACGCCGTTCCTGGCCAACGGACGGAGGCCCCGACTGGAAGATTACAGACAACGTGGTCTTTATGCAGTGCACCGAGGCAGCAGAAGACATCATGCAGCCGATTGATGAGCGTTGGCAGTCTGAAGGACGCGATTTTTTGCGTGAGAGTGCAAGCACGCGTACCATCCAGCTACGCCTGAATGCTTACGGACCTGCCTGCTATGAATCGCTTTTGCAAATTCGCCTTGAGCTGCTGCGTGGTCGTCCGAAGCTCAAAAAACAAAAAATCTATATTATTCCTGGCAAGGATTCCATCCAATATGCGCCTGAACTATTTCAGGGGCGTTGGTGGAAGCGCGCCGATTTGACTTTATATTTTAATGTACTAATCAGCATTAAATCTATCGTGAAAGCGATTGAAGAAGTCAACGTTACGATTAAAGCAAACGAGCCTGGTACGAGTGATGTTATCCTTGAGCCAGGCGAAATTATTATTAAGAAAGGGTGATTTAGTTGGCTTATAAATTGGACTTATCTCCGATTGTCGACGTGGTTATCAACCTGTCTGCTAAGGCTGCTGCTCGCAAGGGCTTTAACCTTGGCCTGATTATTGGCAAGTCTGAGGTTATTCCGGCGAATGAAAGGGTGCGTATTTATACCAGTGCATCTCAAATGCTGACTGACGGTTTTGCGGAAACGTCTGCAGAATATAAGGCTGCTCAGCTCTATTTTGCTGCTACGACCAGCCCGCGCAAGCTGGCGGTAGGCGTAAAGCTGGTAGAAGACGAGAATTTAACTGCTACGCTGGAGGCTTGCCGTGCTGCTAACTCTCAGTGGTGGCCGTTTAGCTATCTGGGGGCTGAGGACGTTGACATTAAAGACTGCGCTGCTTGGTGCGAGAGCGCTGTACCTGACAGCGTCTACATGTATACGACTGCTGATAAAAGCGTACTTGACGCATCTGGCGATGCAAAGAGCATTTTTAAGGCTTTGCAGGATAAAAATTACCGTCGCAGCTTTGGTCAGTATTGTGGTGACACGGATACTCCTGATGCTGTTGCAGCTACTATGGGCTACGCGATGGGCGCTAACCGTGGTCTTGCCGGTGATGCGTTTACGCTGGCGTATAAAACTCTGCCCGGCGTAAATACAGATGACCTGTCTGAATCTCAGGTAACCCATGTGTGTGGCAGCTCTGAATCTACAGGTCATAACGGTAATGTATATATTACTCGTGGCGAGGAATACGATGTTTTGCAGCAGGGCTATATGGCTGATGGCACGAGCTTTGATGAAGTGCTGTATCTTGATATGCTGCGTAATGACATTACTCTTAATGTCATGGACCTGCTGTATCAGCGCCGCAAATTGCCGCAGACTGAAGCTGGCGTTACCAGCATTATTAATGTTATCAATGATGCTTGCCGTAAGTATGTAAAGTTAGGCTTTATCGCTCCGGGCAAGTGGAACGGTGCCGAGTGCCTGAATCTGCAGACAGGTGATTACCTGCCTGATGGCTATCTGGTGCAGAGCGAGCCTCTTGACGAGCAGTCTCAGGCTGACCGTGATAAACGCAAGGCTCCACCGATTTATGTATGTTGCAAGCTGGCTGGTGCAATCGAATTTGTTACCATCCAGGTTAATGTTAACCGCTGAGGAGGCTATCTGAATGGAATTAACTACTTACAGTTTTGCTGATCTGGCTGGCTCTATCAACCATCCTACATTTGGCTCGTATCTCTTTGATGGTACTGGCGTTGGCTCTGTGACAGTATCTAAGGCCACCGATCGCACTGCTCATGATATTGCTGCAGATGGCTCTGTAATGGTATCTAAGATTGCGGGCAATAATGGCACCGTAACCATTGAATGTCAACAGACCTCTGCTATTCACAAATGGCTGAGTGCCTGGTTTAATGCGTTGTGGCAGCTGCCTACAAGTGAATGGGCAAGCACCAGCATGACGCTGCGTAATACCGCGACAGGTACACGCCATATTATCTCCGGCATCTCGCCGCAGAAGGAACCGGACACTCCCTATCAGAGCCAAGGCCAGCGAGTGTCTTGGACGCTGATGTGTGCTGAGATTACTAATCTGCCGATTTGACGATGGAGGTCTGAATTATGCTTAAACAAAAAACACAAGTTGTGGAGGTGGCTGGCAAATCCTACCAGCTCACTAAGATGGACGCTCGCACAGGCAGCTATGTCGCTTTTAAGGTTGCGGGCGTCCTTGCGCCGTCTGGCGGCAAAACAGCCGAGATGGCTGCTGCCCTAATGGGTATGCCACGCAAGGATTTTGACGAGCTGCAATCTTTGCTGTTGCGTACTGTTAATCGTTTGATTGATAACGGTAATGGCCAGCAGTTGCCTGAACCTGTCTTGACAGCTAAGGGTGATTTTGTTGATGAGGCTTTGGCGTATGATGCTGCCAGCGTTATCCAGCTGACTGTTCATGCGTTGATTTTCAACGTCGGAGGTTTTTTCGCCGCAGCCGGGTTGAAGCTCCCGGCAGAATTGACGGGACAACCTACGAGCCGATGAGTTATCCGACGCTTGATGCTTTCGCCTTTGCTCCTGTTGTTGCAGGGCTTTGGCGGCAGCACGAGCTGAGTGATGGCACGTATGATTTTGATGATTTGCTGGACGCTCACGAACTGTTGGCGGTCAAGGCAGAAAACGCACGGCGGATGCAGGAAGCCATGAGAAAGGAGTAGGCTGATGAGCAATATCTTAGAAGAATATCTTGTGCGCATTGGCGCGGAAGTCGACAAGGACGCTTTTGCCGGAGCTGCGCAAGCTATCAGCAAGTTGTCCGGTATGCTCGGGAAGCTGGGTACTATCCTTAAATATGGCGGTATTTTTGTTGGGCTGGCTAAAGTTACGGAAGCTGTCATTGATAACATCAAGGCTGTGGCCAGCGCCGATTTGGAATACCAAAAGCTGGCACAGTCAATGTGGGTGACAAAGGACACAGCTAAAACCTTGAGTGTGGTCCTGAAAACCATGGGCGCGTCACAGGAAGATGTGGCATGGGTGCCGGAGCTGCGTGAGCAGTTTTTCCGCCTGCGTCAGGAGATGGCAGAGCTGTCTACTCCTGCAGATGCCGACAATCAGTTAGCCTGGATTCGTGAGATTGGGTACGACGTGCAAAGTCTGCAGCTCAAATTAAAAATGTTTAAGGAATGGGTGGTCTATTACCTTATCAAAGAGCTGCAGCCCTACATCAAAGAATTTCAGGAATTTATCCGCTGGCTCAATGATAAATTTGGCAAGAGCTTGCCTGCGCTGGCACGTAAGGTAGCCAGCGTGCTGGCGAGTGTTGTGCGTGTAGCAATGTCGCTGGTTAAGGCTCTCAAATGGGTATTTGAAGGCATTTATAATTTTATTGACGCGCTGCCAAGTAAAACAAAGGCTTTAGTAGCTGTATTTGCCGTTGTCGGTGCTGCCATCATGGCAGGGCCGTTTGGTCTGATGATGATGGCCATCGGCACTGCACTCATCATGCTGGAGGACTTCTTTGGTTATCTTGAGGGACGCGAGAGCAGCAATACCTTAAAGCCGCTCTGGAAATGGCTTACTGATGAGAATAATCCATTGCGCCGCCTGCTTGAAAAGCTTAAGGAAGGCATTGCGTTTATCCTTGAGAAGCTTACAGAGCTGTTTGAGAAAGTCTTTACCGAAGAACGTCAGGAGAAGCTCAAAAAGACGGTAGCTAATATTGCTAAGGGCGTTGCTGAAATTGCCGAAGGTCTGGCCACGATTGTTGAGAGTATTTTTGGCAAAAAGTATCCTGTTGTGAAGAAATTCTGGGACTTCTTTTTGCTGGCTGTTGGCAAGGTAGTAGATAAGGTGCTCACATTGACAAATAGGATGGGACATCTTATGCAAGCCTTAGGTAAAGCTATGCAGGGCGATTTTGCTGGTGCTAAAAAAGAATTGCAGCTAGGCTCAGCGGCTGAAGGTGCAGACAGCGAACGTGCTCAATACATCCGCGACAAGCTGATGTCATTAGGTTGGTCTAAGGCTGCCGCGTCCGGTATTGTAGGCAACTTGGTACAAGAATCCGGTTTGCGTACAGACGCTGTCGGTGATGATGGTACATCTGGTGGCATAGCTCAATGGCACAATGAACGCTGGGATGCGCTCAAACGCTATGCTGCTGCTCGTGGCAAGGAATGGACCGACCTTGATACTCAAATTGCCTATCTTGACCATGAACTGCGCACGAACGAGAGTGAAGCAGGCGACAAATTGCGTAATGTAGAAGATGCTGCCGAAGGTGCGAGTGTGTTTATGTATGAGTTTGAGCGTCCTGACATTTTTTCTGCGAACGAGGACGACCGTGCTGCCAACGCTATGGTTATCTATAACAAAGATAAAGAATCTGCCGAAAACGCTGCTCATGGTGACGGCGGGTATAACAGCCTTGTTGCTCCTACGAGCTATGCTGCAGGTTTTGCTGCTGGTGGTACTGCCGGCCTTATGCCAATGAGCAATAACACGGCGACCTATAACGGCGGAGTTGTAAACGTTGGCGGCATTGTGGTTAATTGTGGGAACGTAAGCGATCCGCAGGGCGTGGCTAAGGCTGTGGAAGGAACAATGGAAGATTTTGCCCAGCGTCTTGCAGCGCATAACGGAGGGACGGTGTTTGTATGAGCTTAATGGGTACAATGAACACTTTAAATGGTATCTGGGGCGCTAATAATCTGGTTGCTAAGCTCACGGGCAATAAATCATTTAAGACTAATGATGGTTATAGTCCATCTGTTTGGGGCAGTGGGCTAGGAGCACAACAGGTGCTTATGGTTAAAACGAACATTGGCGGCTATTTTTTTGACGCTGTTTTTAGCGTTGATACTGAACATAGCCTGACGGTTACCCAGCATCCTGTGCAGACTGGCGCAAATATCAGTGATCATGCTTTTGTGAATCCTATCCGTATGACGATGCAGATTGGCGTATCTGATGCCATGGCTTATCGTCCTGGTGCTGATTATGGTGGTGATGGCGGCACAAAATCTGTACAGGCCTATCGCTTACTCTGCAAGCTGCAGGAACTGCGTATACCCATGCAGGTTGTTACGCGTCTGAACACGTACCAGAATATGCTTATTGAGAGCATTGATGTGAGCGATGATGTGTCGACGCTATGCGCGCTCAAAGCTACTGTGAATCTTGTGCAGGTGTTGGTGGTTAATGTTGGCACAGAGAAAGTATCAGCGCGTCAGTGGACTACAGGCGCGCAGCGCAAGGCGCAGGAAGTGCAGCCTAAAGACAACAGCACGATTTTGCGCAAAATGGAAAAAGCTTCTGATCTGGAGGTGAAGTGGGGATGAGCTATTATGAAATACCATTAACTACCACGCCTTTTGACCAGAAGACTTTTAAGCTGACGCTGGATGGCGAGCGCAACATCAATATTCTGCTTAAGTTACGCTATTATGATTTGTATGAGTTATGGGTGGCTGATGTCTGCGACAATAGCACAGGCGAAGAGTTGATTACAGGCATGCCGCTCGTTCCTGGCATTGATTTGTTAGGTCAGTACACTTACCTGAATATTGGCAGCGCTCAAATCGTGGCTGTTGGGCCTACCACGCAGGAGCAGCCTGATAATGAGACACTAGGCTCAGCCTGGGTACTTTTATGGGGTGATGGCTCATGAGCAGTTATCTGTGGATGCGCAAGTGGAAAATCCTTGTTGTGGATGCTCAGGACAAGGAGGCCCTGAATGTTTCTGACCTGCATGTGAAGTTTACTGTCAAAAAGTCGTGGGAAATAAACAACTATTCTACCGTGGAAATTTACAATCTTACTGCAGCAACCGAACAGAAAATCCTTAAGGAAGGCGACCGTATCATCATTGAGGCTGGCTATGAAGGCTATCTGACTACATCTGCAGATGGGACGATACAAGAAATCAAAGACTCCGAAGGTAATACCCAAGAGAAACAGTACGGAGTTATCTTTGACGGTAAAATTATTTATCCATCCCGGCGCAAGGAGAATAATACGGACTACGTGTTGTCGCTCCTGTGCGTGGATGGAGCTAATGTCCTTGGGAAAAATTTTATTGCTAAAACCTTAAACAAGGGCGTTAATCAACGTCAGATTTTGGATGCGGTCTGCGAAAAGTCAAAAACCAAAATACCTACGAATAGTATTACTCAGGGCCTGTCCGGACAAAAACTGCCGCGAGGTAAGGTTATTTTTGGCGAGCCTAAAGATTATATCTCCGATATCGCCCGCGGTAATAGTGCGAGCTATTGGGTGAATGACGGCAAATTGAACATGATTAAGCTTGCCGACGCTGCCGAGGATGAAGCTATCGTGCAAACGCCTACTACCGGTCTTGTCGGTATGCCGACGCAGACGCAGTATGGCGCAAATTTTAAGCTGCTGCTGAATCCCGCTGTGCATATGTGGTCTTTGGTGCAGCTTAAAAATAGCGAGATTGCGGAAGCGCAGGTTACTCCAGGTCAGGCGCAGATGCCGCTTGATAAAGAGTGGATCTATCAGGTAATCGAGCTGACGCATACTGGTGATACTATGGGTAATGATTGGTATACGTCCTGTACGGCTGTTTCTCGCTATGGTAAGGGCGTTCTGCCTGCTCTCATGGCCAACAATGCGCAGAATCCGAACGGAGTGTGATTAGTATGATTGATTTGAATTTGCGCACGCCGAACGTCGAACGGCAGGGAGTATTGGATGCTCGTGCCGCTGCAATCAAGACGCGCGTGTGCATGCCTGGCATTATCCAAAGCTTTGACGCGGCCACTCAGACTGTTACTGTGCAACCAGCGCTGCGAGAAAAAATGCTTGCAGACGGTGATGAATCATGGATAGATATTCCCTTGCTGGTCGACGTGCCTATTGTCGTGCCACGCGCCGGAGGTTATGCGCTGACGCTGCCGATACAGGCAGGTGATGAGTGTTTGGTTGTCTTTGGCGATATGTGCATGGATGGCTGGTGGCAGAGCGGAGGCGTGCAAAATCAAGTAGAGTGTCGCAGGCATGACCTGTCTGATGGCTTTGCTATTATCGGCGTGTGGTCGCAGCCTAGAGTAATCTCCGGCTACAGCACAGGCTCTGCTCAGCTACGCAATGATGCGGGCAGTGCTTACGTAGAGCTTGCCGGAGACACGATTAACATCGTAGGCGGTACGGTAAACATTAAAGCAGGGCGGGTGAATATCAATGAGTAATGCAACGCGTTTAGGCGATTTGGATACCGGTCATGATGCCTGTGCTCCGACAGCACTCGTATCTGCCAGCCCTAACGTATATATCAACGGCCGCGCTGCAGGCCGTGTGGGGGACAGCTATGCACCTCACGGCTGTATCAATCACCCGTCGCATAGCGGTACGATTGCCAGTGGGAGTGCCAGTGTTTATATTAACGGCAAGGCTGCCGGGCGCGTTGGTGATCACGTCAGCTGTGGCGGCACTGTAGCTGAAGGCAGCAGCAATGTGTTTATTGGAGGCTGATATGCAGGTTAGACGTTTAGACGACAATTGGGACTACTGCTTTGGTCGTGGCTCTCAAAATTACATCAGCGGCGTAGAAGCTGTCGGGCAGGCGATAAAGCAGCGCCTGCTCTTGCTTTATGCCGAATGGTGGGAAGATCTAAAAGATGGGCTGCCGTTGTGGGAGCAAATCTTAGGCACGTCCGGCAGTGATGAGAATAGGCAGGCTGTAGATATTATTATCCGTGACCGTATAAGCGGCACGGAAGGAGTGCAGTCTGTCACGTCTTTTGAATCATCTTACGAACGCAGACATTATAAATTTACGGCAACTGTAGAGACTATTTATGGCTCATTGACTATTAGTAGTGAGGAGGTGCAGATGTGACGTATTTTAAACCTTATGTTGATAGTACGGGACTGCATATCCCTACCTACAACGATATTTTAGAGGATATGATTGCTGCAATGAAGCAAATCTACGGCGATGATATCTATCTGGACAACAGCTCACCTGATTATCAGCTGTTGTCCATTTTTGCTCTCAAGCAAAGCGATACGCTGCAGGCTCTCGCGTATGCGTATAATGCACGGTCACCTGAAACGGCTATTGGTGCGTCGCTGGACAGCGTGGTAAAGCTGAACGGCATTAAGCGTAAGGCTGCCAGTCAGAGCACGTGTCAGGTAAAAATCACCGGCACGCCATTTACACAAATCGTTAACGGTGCTGTGCGTGACCGCGCTGGCCTGACGTGGGATTTGCCATCTAGCGTGGTTATTGACTCTAGCGGAACGACTTACACTGTTGCGACCTGCCGCACGGCCGGAGCTGTGAGCGCTCTGGCTGGCGATATCAGCCAGATTGAAACGCCGACCTACGGCTGGGTGTCTGTAACGAATGAAGTTGCTGCTGTGCTGGGTAATGCGCAGGAGACCGATGCGCAGCTGCGTGAACGCCAGGCTATCAGCACTGCGAATCCGTCGCAGACCATGCTGGACGGAACGAAGGGCGCGATTGCTGCTCTTAAAAATGTTTCCCGCTACGCTGTGTACGAGAACGATACCAACGTCAGCTCTGTAACGGATGATAATCCGTATGGCCTGCCTGCGCACTCGGTGACTTGCGTTGTGGAAGGCGGTACGGATGAAGACGTGGCAGAAGCGATATTTTTGCATAAGGGCATAGGCTGTTATACGAACGGCGATGTTGAAGTGCAGTATACGGACCAGAACGATTATATAAACCGTGTGCGGTTTTATCGCCCTGTCTACAAAGATATTTTTGTTAAGGTCGTAATCAAAAAATATACAGGCTATATATCCACTATGACTGTCAAAGTCCGTGAAGCTGTTTATAATTATCTGGCCGCGTTGACGATTGGCAGTGACGTGTCTGCGTCGGTGCTGAGCAACATCATTACTGATTGTAATCCCTCACTCACCAAGCCTATCTTTGGCATCAAAGAACTGAAGCTGGGGCTTAGCAAATCGTCTATGGCAGCGCAGGACATTGATATCGGCTTTAAGGAAATTCCGAATCCTGCGTATGCGAACATTGAGGTGACGCTGGAATGATGCAGAATCTTGATTATTATAAGCGCCTGGTTACGAGCGAATATCGCCACAGCCCACGCTTTACGGCGATGGTACAGAAGCTGCTTAGCTATGGTCTGGAAATTGACGACAGCATAAATAATATGATTGTGGCGTTTGAGGTGGACAATGCTAGTACAGCGCAGCTGGATATTTTAGGGCAGATTGTTGGCGTAAGCCGTCAACTGAAATTCGAGCCGTCTGCTGCTGCCATTGGTGAGGTTATTTGTCCATCGCCGGCAGAAATGGCAAGCGGTGAGGTTTATCCGATAATTTATACGCCTACGCCTGACAAATTGGCGAGCACGCCTATGCTCACAGGTTATCCGCCAGCGGAAATGGGCGAGGGCAATCTGCTGGACGACGAAGTTTTCAGGTTGATGATTAAGGCCCGCATTATCCAGAATACCTGGAAAGGCACCATCGGTGAGCTGTACGATTTGTGGGACGCTGTCATGGGCGCTAATAAAAAACTGTCCATTGAGGACTTGCAGGATATGAGCTACAACATTGTGCTGCAGGGTGACTACACGCAACTTGAGGAAGAACTCATCATCCATGCTTATGTTATCCCAAAGCCGGAAGGCGTGCGTATCAATGTGCTGACGTTTGTATCGACAGACGGCTTGCCTTTGTTTAGCTATGATTATAATACTATGCGTTACAGTGGCTATGAGAGCCATTGGGCGGAAGCAGAAAAGGGGAATTGATAAATGGCTAGTAGTAATTTTAAGGTTTTTGCTGAAGCCGTGGCAGCGCTGAATGTTGTGAGCGACGCAGAGTATGCTACGGATACACAGCGCATTAACGGCGTTGTGCCCGGTCTTGCTTCGGCGGCGCTGCATAACAAATTATACAAGCAGGCCACGATTATGGCTGCTGCGCTGGCGCAGGTGCTCGTGGAGCAGGGACAGGACGCTTTGGACAGCGATTACGCTGCGCTTGTAACGTCACTGAAAAAATCGTTGGTGCTGTCGCTGAACGGGGAGAAGCCTGATAAAAATGGCAATATCCAGAAAAATTTTGTCTATAGCGTTGAGGGCAAAACTCCCGACAGTAAGGGAAATGTTGCTCTGAATATTGATTATCTGAACGCGATGAGCTTTGTTGGCTCTGTGGTCATCACAAAAGATAACATCAATCCCGGTACGCAGATTGGTGGCACGTGGCAGCTTCTGCAGAGCGGTCGATATATCCGCTCTGCTGGTGATGGTTATGCTGGCGGTGCTCTGGGTGGTAGCGATGGCTTTGTGCTTACGCAGAAACAACTGCCTGCACATAGCCATGAAGCTACAATTTATGGTGCTGGTAATCATAAGCATGACATTTATGTTAGCAATTGGCAAACACACGGCGGTAGTGGTGGTGCAGGATATCAAGCTCATGAGCGCCGCTGGGGCGCAACTGAAGAGGCTGGAAATCACTCGCATCAAATATCCATCCAATCTACCGGCAATGGAGAAAAAGTAACTTTTGAGCCGTCTTATCTGTGTTTATATTTTTGGGTGCGTACTGCGTGAGGTGAAGTAAATGAGTAATGCAAGAATACAGTTTAGCCTGGCGAGCGAGGATGTGTGGAACGCTTATAATCCTCAATTAAAGGAAGGCGAAATCGTCACTGTTTTAAAGGCCAATAAAAAAGTTAAATTGGTTCAGGGCAAGGTTGGCGGCTCAACGTACAGTGAGAGCACTGTGATTTGGGATCAAGACACTGCCGAGACTATCATGAGTCGCTCTGAATTGGCAGAATCTACTGCTACAGCACAGGCGGCAGCTGCCAGTGGCAGTGCATCAAAAGCTGCTGCATCTCAATCTGCCGCTGCAACGTCTGCTGCGAATGCTAAAGCAAGTGAGAACGCTGCAAAAACTAGCGAGACGAATGCTAAAGCATCAGAGACTGCTGCTAAAAACAGTGCCACATCTGCTGCGTCCTCTGCATCAACCGCAAGCATGCAGGCTGGCAAGGCAGCAGATAGTGCGACTGCCGCTGCCGGAAGTGCTACGCAGGCTGGTACGTTTGCAACAACGGCGACAAACAAAGCCACCGCTGCCGCAAAGAGTGAAAGTAACGCAAAGGCTTATATGGATACTACAAAAGACCTTAGCGAAAACGTTAATGTTTTTGTTCCTACCGTTGATGCTGACGGAACTTTGACATGGACAAACAAAGCGGGACTATCCAATCCTGACGCAGTCAATATCAAAGGTGCAAAAGGCGATAAGGGTGATCCCGGACCGCAAGGTCCGAAAGGCGATGAAGTTACTATTGATGAGGAACTATCTTCAACCTCTATTAATCCCGTTCAGAATAAAGTAGTAACGACAGCGATTGATACTCTTACTGCTAGTATCCCTAAACCATCTGTGGCTAATACATGGACGGCACAGCAGAATTTTCATGACCTTATGCTCAACCGAGAGAAGTACACTACCTATGCTGTCATTGGCACTTCGGATACACCTATAACCTCCACGAGAGTTTATAACGTAACAGGTGCATTTACACTTAACCTCGCTACTTTGACTAAGGCATTAAGTGCTAATCAATCATCCGTATTTACTGCATACTTTGCTGCAAATGCAGATTACAGTTTGACTATAAGCAATGCAGGAAAATTAAAATATGTTGGTAGCGCAAGTGACGTAGCTATTACAAGTGCAGGATTGCTCCTTAACGTATGGATGAGCAAAGATGGCGATGGCACGTTGACTAGTATTGTACAGGCTAACAAGTTAGGAGGTGACGTATAATGGGACTTAATAGAATGATGATGGGAAAAGGTGGCGTAAAGGTTGAAGATGGTAGCAAGCATTGGAGTTTTAAAGAAGCAGATAATAAAACAATAGCTTTTACTGTTCCACCGGGTATTAAAAGAATCAAAGTGTTTGCAGAAGTTGACTATGCTGAAGGTACCGAAGATTATTCAAGTTTTTATGCAAAGATTAAAAATACAATAAATAATAAAATTTGGGGTGAAGGCATTTCAGAATGTGAGATGCTTGAAAATATAAACCACGTAGATATTGATTCTATTGTAGGTGTAACCCCAAATAAAACCTATACATTGCATTTTGACTGTTATTATACAACAGATGGTGTAACTTTTTCATGGGGTAAAGCAATAAATGACATGAAGCCCACAGTTGAAGATTATTAAGTAAAGGTGAAACAAAATGCAAACAAAATATAAATATAAAGACCAAACCTATTCTAACATTTACCTACTTTCAGAAGCCTTAGGGCAGGAAGGTATCTTTATACCTCTTTCTATCTCCGAGGAAGCCTTGGCAGAATTAAATGTTACTGTTACGCATGAGGAAGAACCCTTAGAAGTGATTAAGCAACGTAAGATTGCAGAGCTTAAATATCAGCGTGATAAAGCAGAGGTAGAGCCTATTGAATACAGTGGACATAGCTTTGACTATGACGATAAAGCGAGAGATAGAATTAACGCAGCCATCATTGCGCTCGATTTGCAGGGAGAAGGCGCAAGCCTTGACTGGACTACGGCAGACAATCAAGATGTTAAAGTTACTGCTGACGATTTGCGTATGGTTATCGCCGCTGTTGCTGTGCGTAGTAATGCTTTGCACACAGCGTATAGAGCCGCCAAAGCGAAGGTTGAATCTGCCAGCACGGCAGAAGAAGTGGAAGCTGTAGCAATGAATAATTAGGAGGTTGAGAAATGGATTTTTTAGCTTTGCGCTACGCCGTATATAACGCGGCACATACTTTGACTCATGGTTTTACTTACAAATCAGTTATCGGCGCGATTTTGGCATTCCTGCTGCACAAGCATGCAGTACTGTTCATGCTTTTCTCAGCGCTGGTATTTCTGGACTGCTTTACCCGCTGGATGAGCCTGTCTTACAAACGTCTGCAGGGCATGGGGCAGACTCCGTCCGTGACGCAGATTATCGGCGGCATTGAGGCAGCTCGCGCAGAAGGCCTTATCTCCAGCGAAGTCATGAAGCATCGCTTTGTCGGGAAGGTCATCGTATATATCCTCTGCGTGCTTGCCGCTGTGCTGGTAGATTTGGCCATGATTACGCTGCAGCAGCCTGTATGGGCTGTGCCGTTGGTAGCAGGTTATCTGGTCATCACAGAGCTGCTGTCTATTTGTGAGAACCTCAACGACGCTGGTATTGAGGCAGTGAAAGGTCTTGTTAATGTTATCAAAAAGAGAAGAGGTTGATTGTTATGGCTATGTTATCTGCTCATTTTTCTGAGTCCGAATTTGCTTGCAAGCATTGCGGAACGCTGCCGACATATGGCATTAGCTCTGCATTGCTGACCGGTCTGGAACGCTTGCGTGCACGTTTAGGTCGCCCGATAATTATTACTAGCGGCTATCGTTGCCCGGTACACAATGCTGCTGTAGGCGGTGTATCTAACTCTCAGCACGTGGCTGGCACTGCTGCAGATATCTACGTTGACGGTGTGTCTACACGTGAGCTGGCTCGCATCTGCAAGCAGATTTTTGATGGTGTGGGTACTTATGTATCGCAGGGCTTTGTGCACGTCGACATGCGTGCTGGCGGCTCTGTTCCGGGCTATTATCTGTGGGAGGGCTAAGATGTGCTTAAAACAATATTGCGCAATTACTGCAGCTACATTGTGCTTGCTATTGCCTGTCTCTGCATCGGAGGCATCATCGGCTACAACCTACACAACCTACACGATGACGGCGGCGGAAATGTCAGCACTCGACAGCAGGTTGAGTCTGCTGCTGCAGCAAACAAAGAGCACCAGGCAAGCGCTGGCAGAATCACAAGCAGCGCTGAACGAGTCGAGAGCAGAATTGAGCAAGCTCAAGACGGAATCAATAAAGCTGCAGATAGAGCTGCAAGCTCAGAGCAGCTTATTGGAGAGTGCCAACAAATCCTTGCAGGCATCCGCCAAAGAGGAAGCTCGCACCCGCCGCAGAATTAAAGCACAGCGCAATACCGCTATCGTTGCGGCCGTTGGTCTGCTTGCCTATGCTATTAATAAATGATGATTGATTGGGAGGAAGTGATATCTTAGGAGGTCTTGTGTATGGATGTCACTCGTAAGCGAGCGCGTACGTGGCTACGTATGTGCTCACGAATCGAACTTGACCGTGCCATGGAAGAAGCACGGCTTACGGAGCAACAGCGGGAAGTCATCGAGTTAATGTTTACCCGAGGCTTGTCCGTGGTTGCCATCAAATTACGCTGTAATATGGACGAAAGTACAATAAAACGTATCCTTGCCCGCTCTTACGACAAAATCTACAATGTCATCATGTAACCTGCGCCCCAGTGATCCTGGGGTGCTTTTTTTATGCCCTTTTATTGCGCTTTTGCACATCGCTTTTGCCTATACAATGTAGACAGAAATGAGGTGAGCTTATGAATTTTGCAAATATGCCAAATCAACCGAACCTGCCGCCTATGCCGCAGCTCTTTGGTCAGCCAGCACAGCAGATGGCTCCAGCTGGTGAGATTGTATGGGTGCAGAGCGTCGACCAGCTCAATGCTTTAACTCTCCCGCCTAATGCGTCAAGAATCTACATGAATTCTGCTGATGCGGAGTTTTATATCGTAACTACGGACAAAATCGGCATGAAATCTGTAGCAACGTACACGTTTTTGGAGAAGCCCAAGCCGCAGCCTGTCGAGTACGTTACCAAGGCGGAGTTTGCAGAGCTTATTGCTCTGCTGAAAGGAGCGCAGAATGAATCCAATTTACCAAAGGCAGAATCAGCAGCAGCGTCAACCTCAGGCGGGCGACCTGCAGGTCATCAAGCAAAATCTCAATGATAAAATGCTGCAACAATTTATAGCCCAAGCCAAACAGCAGGGAATCTCTGACAATGATATCAATGCTGGCTTGAGAATGCTCGGGTACAAGTAGGCATCACGCGCGATGTGCATTATATTATAAAAGGAGGGATATCTTATGGATATCGGCGAAGCAATGGCGTTGACCAATAGTAACAATAACTGGATGAACAATCCGTTTATGTATCTCATCTGGTTGGCGTTTTTCGGCGGCGACGGTTTTGGCTTTGGTCGTCGTGGTAATACCTTAACTCAGGCAGAATTACAGGAAGGGTTTAATAATCAGAATGTAATGCGTAGTTTGGAAGGTATTAAAAACGGTGTTTGTGATGGTTTTTACGCTATGAACACAAATGCTCTGCAAGGTCAAAATCAGCTGCAACGTGATATGTGTCAAGGCTTTGGTGCCGTGACAGCCGGCATTACTAATACTGGCTATCAGCTGGGTAACCAAATCACGGAGAACCGTTTTGCGGCTCAACAATGCTGCTGCGAGACTAATCGCAATATTGACAGCGTTAAAGCCGAGAATTATAAAAACACCTGTGAAATCACTACTGCTATCCACAGCGAAGGTGAAGCTACTCGTGCTCTTATTACTGCTAACCAAATTCAGGAACTTCGCGATAAACTGGCAGACCGTGACCGTGAATTGCAAGCTGAACGCTATCAAGTTAGCCAGCTCACTCAAAACGGTACTATCATCGAGGCAGTGCGTCAGCTGTTAGGTCAGCGTGGTTGCGCTGGCTGCCAATATCTGACTGCTGCTTGATTGGCGGTGAGAGGTAATGGCTTATCTGAATACTTATAATCTTGCTAGTCAAGCTCTGGAGGTTGGCAATGTTATTGCACTGGGGGCTAACGACGTGCAGTTTAGTGGGTGCTGCAATGGTTTAAGCCATGCAGCCGGTACTGGGATTGTTAACATCAAGGCTCCGGGCGTGTACGAAGTCAACGCTACGGTGACTGTTACTGCTACGGCAGCTGGTGCAATCGGCATACAGCTCTATAATGGTGCTGATGCTGTACCGGGTGCTGCTGCCAGTCAAACTGCTGCTGCCGCTGGTGTGGTGACGCTACCCATCAGCAAACTGATCCGCGTGCGTCCGTCCTGCGCTGCTGTCGGTAATGCGGCAAATCTCAGCCTGCAGCTGACAGGTGGTGCCGGAACGGTCACCAGCGTCAATGTAGCAATACATCAAATCGCTTGATTTTATGCGGTATAGTCTTTAATGGCTATACCGCATATTTTTTATTTAAAATTTAAATTTATGACTTGTAATAATCAAAAAGTAGAGTTAATATACATATAATGAAGATGAAAGGTGGTTATGAACCATGAAAATTATTGATGTTATGCAACAATGGAATGATGATTGCAATGATTCTTTTCAAATGCTGGCTGGTGAATATTTTTTTGAACAACTCGAATACGATTGCAGCGAAATTGAAGCTTTGAAAGCTACAAAATCGTATCTGGAAAAATTCACTGATGCTGATTTTGCCGAGCTCATCGGCGGAAAAGATGCTTGGCTGGAAGCGCTAAGAACAATAGATAGTCTTTTGAAAGCCTAAATCCCTCACCGCTAACTAAATTTTAGTTAGCGGTTTTATTTTGACCACTTTTTGACTGCTACATCTAGACAGATATACAAAGATATAGTAAAATATAGCATAGTGTGAATGTTGTCTACCTGCGTAGACATGCGGAAAATGGGGATTTATGCCTTTTGGGGCTGTGGTCTAAAAATGGTCTTGAAAACTAGCGAGGGGGCAACTCCTCCGTGGGTTCGAATCCCACCCTTTCCGCCATTTTATGCGGGTTCCGGCAATCGCTGAAACCTTGACCACTAAAAAACTAGCGACGTTTGACTACTAGTTGACCACTCATGTTTTTGAGTGGTCTTTTTTATTGTATCCATACAGTTTAAAAGTATTTATGCTAAAATCTGCTTGCATAGATTACAAAATTGAGTTAACATAGCTACAAAAAATAAGGAGGCTATGTTATGAAAGCACATGTGAAGTATTTTTGCGGTCATGAAGCTGATGTTGATTTGGTTGGCAGTGCTGCTGTCCGCCAGCAGAAGCTGGCTGGTCTGAAGAAATCTCTCTGCGCTGCTTGTCTTGCCGAAGCATGGAATGCCTGCGTTGCTGGTTGTCTGCCACGTGAGATGTCCATTGATCAATGGGAAAGCGAGTATCCTGATTGTCGCCGGATGAAGGTGGATGCAGAAAAAGGTACCGTGATTGCCTGGGTACCGGAAAACAGAGCATAAAAAAATACCCCGCTGCAAGGCGGGGCTTTTTTTTATGTTTATATGATGTTAGCCAGGGTTTCCGCTGCGCGCTCATCGTCACCAGGCATTACGTGGCTATAGGTGTTGAGCGTCAGATTGGCAGTGCTATGGCCGAGGCGCTGCTGAACCGTCTTGTAGCTGGCACCGTGCTGCAGCAGGAGCGAGGCGCTGGTGTGACGCAGGCTGTTGAGGCAGAAGTCTTTCGGCATATCTGCGTTTTTGCCGTAGCGCTTGACGAGCTTGCTTATTGCGTCGGGGTTGAGCGGCCTGCCGTGCTCTCCCGGAAAAAGGAGGCCGTATGGCTGCCACAGCGCGTCGCTCATGGCCTGCAGCCGGACGGTCCTTATCTGTGCCTTAATGAGCGGAAGAATCGCCTTAGGCAGGCTCACAGTGCGCCAGCTGTCCTCTGTCTTAGTGCTTGCGCCAATCTCACCGCCACCTTTAATGCGCAGATTGGTCTGCCGGACAGTAAACGTGCACCGCTCCAGGTCTACGTCCTGATAACGTAAACCAAGAATCTCACTGCGTCGCATGCCGCTAGTGGCTGCTAATTTGATGAGCAGCTGGTGCGCGGGATCAGTGATGACGGAGAGCAGCTTTGTGACCTGTGCCTGGGTAAGAGCCACCCACTCGCGCTTGCGGGTAACCTTTGGCTTTTTGATTTGTAGCATGGGATGCTTTGCAAGCACTCCGTCAATGACTGCTTGGGTAAGCAGAGCCTTGAGCGTTACATAGATATGCTCAACGGTGCGACTGGCAAGCTTTGCTGACAGTGCGGCTATAAAATCACGGATGGTGGCCGGCTGCAGATTGCAGAGCGGGAAGTCGCCGAGCTCCGGCTTTATGTGCACCCGGATGTGAGACTCGATTGTTGCCCAGGAATTTTTGCGGATGGCTGCGTGTTGGACGACCAGGTAATGGTCGCACCAATCTTTGAGCAGCATGCCGCTGCTGTAGGTCCCGCTGCGTTTGGCAATCTTGAATTCCTGCACCTTGCGGTCAAGCTCTGCAGATGTTTTGGCTGTAAAATAGTACTTCTTGCCGAGGTAGGTGACTGTGGTGGCGTAGCGTCCATCAGCGCGTTTTTTATACTTTGCCATTGTGTAAAACCTCCGATTTTGATATAATGGAGGTGCAATTGTAGTGGATTATTTACATTGCACCTTGCTCTCTTTCGTGGTGGATTGAGAGCACCTCCGCCTGTGCTGGGAACACGGGCGGTTTTTTATTTATTGTTTAGTGTATTTTGCCATAGAGTCAACAATGACACCTTTTACTTCTTGTGGATTAGACACATAGGTGTATTTAATATTCCCGAAAGTTGCGGCACTACTGACAGAAATGTCACCATAGCCTAAAACTCTGCCAATGATGCTCTGGTTATAGGTTACTTGATTTACTTTGCTTAAAGGCATGTCAATGTAATCACGTTTGATTATACCTGTTTGCAGCATAACTCTACGGTTGGTAATATAAAATTTGTCTGTTACCAGCACGATTACCTTATAAATACCCAGTAAAAAGAAAAATGCTGCAACCATATCTAACTTCCAATAAACAAACAAGAAAAAGAGAAAAAATGGCCAAACAATGAACATTAAGTGTTTCTGAAATCTTTTAATTTCAATTTCATGTTCTTCAAATTGCATAATAAACAACTCCCTTATTTATATTTTTATTTCTTCAGCAGTATTTCGCTCTTTCAAGCAGCTGCCGGTTGAAATCTCCCATCTTAGATAAAATTACACTTTCTTTACTTACTATACTCTCCATTGTAATAGTTGTGTGATAAACTATTTATAGATTAAAAATATTGTTGTCGTCACTTCGGTGGCGACTTTTTTTGTTTGTGGGGAAGTTTCAAGCGGTGGCGGCAGTTTCTTCTGCCGCCAGAATACCTAAGATAAAAAGATATAATTCCACCTGAGCGTCCTCGTTTAATAGTTTGAGTCGCTCACTGTCCATGAGATTAATACACCTCCTTTTGTTGGTTCCGCAGGTTTTTGGGATTTGAAAGTAAATCCTCAAAATATTCACGAGCGCGCTGTTGCGCTGCAGGACTAAGTTTGTTGTATGCATCAATGATTACATTGGTATTATCTTCTGGCTGTTCCCATCCCATTATTACTGCCGGACTAATTTGCAAAGCGTTTGACAATGCTACTATTCTATCACGGCGCATGTTAGCGATGTCGCCAGATTCCCATCGGGATATTGTTGCAGGAGATACTTTAACTTGCGATGCTACTTCTTCCAGCGTTAAGTTTAACTCTAAACGCCTGGTTTTGAGTATATCCTTGACTTCCATTTTCTCACCTCGCTTATTCGCTTAATTAGAAGATACCACATTTTTTGCGAAAAAGCAATAAAATTTTGCGTTTTCGCCTTGACTTTTGCGTTTACGTACGCTATACTTGTTTACGTAAACGCAAAAGAACGGAGGTGAATGTAATGCTTGATAAGGCTAAATTTAAATATTTTGTTGCTACCAAAAATTTAACCCTCTCTGATTTAGCAGTTAAAATGGGCATGAACCCTGCTACTTTAAGCAAAAAGCTGAATGGAACAACCGACTTTTCACGTCATGAAATTCAGCTTTTTAAAGAGATTGTAGGCCTGACTGAATCCGAAATGTTAAGTGTTTTTTTTGCTTAAAAATTTACGTAAACGCAAAAAACGAAGGTGATATTATGTGTAAGGATTGGGTTGTGATTTTTCAAAACTTGGAAACTGGTAAGGTAAGACTTGATACATTTACCGAGAGAAACGAGACTGAAGCGTGTAAATGCTTTTGGGCTTGCTATCGTCATGGGAATTACAAAATCTTGACGGTTGTAGAAAAGCCAAAAGTAGAAAACGCCTAAGGTGGTGCCGTATGAATGCCATACAAACTTTCGACAGTCCGGAATTCGGACGTCTCCGTATCCTCGAGCAGGATGGCGCACTGTGGTTCATCGGCAAAGATGTAGCCGCCGTTCTAGAGTATAAAAATCCCAGCAAGGCGATTCCTCAACATGTTGATGAAGAAGACAGACGAAAGCAAAATGTACCAACTGCCCAAAATGGGAAGTTGGTCGCAGCAACATGGCTCATCAACGAGTCCGGTCTTTACAGCCTTATCCTCTCGTCCAAACTGCCAAATGCTAAGGCCTTTAAGCGCTGGGTAACATCGGAGGTCTTGCCCTCAATCCGCAGGACAGGCAAGTACGAAGCCGCGGCGCAGGCGGTTCCCATCAACGATGAGCCTGCCACGGACTTCACGCAGCTTGAGTTCGACCAGCGCATCCGTATCGCAGCCATCATCGCCAGCTGTCGCAGGGAGCGCTTGCCTCTGGTGGCGAAGGTGCTTTCCCTCGACCTTGAGGAAATGGCGCCGCTGATGCCGGCTCACATCACTGAGGCAGAGCAAGCCTGCTACCAGTACATCTCCAGTATATATGACTCGCTGGAGCGCGACACGCCGATAGGATATTTTTACAATGACTATACCAAATGGTGCATGGAGCAGAACCTGCAGCCGCTGACGAAGCACGGCGTCACGAAGGTGTTCAAAAAATACTTTCCGATGCAGACCGTCGCCACGGCCTATTATGAAGATGGCACCCGCGTGATGGGGTGCTGCAGATGTTATCGAAAGATGGGGAGGTGATTCACGAGATGCAATCATTCAATCCGAATGAGCCGGTAAAAGCAATAATTGCGGCGCTGCATGAAGCGCGCGTGCCAATAGCGGCTATCGACAATGTTTTTGAATTAGTCAAAGCGGATATAAAGAATCATACAGTTCCTTATAATCCGAGTTTAGATAACGCTAAAGATTTAGCGACTTCAGCAACTACAGATAAGGCTACAGAGCCTAATGGCTGAATTTTAGTTTTGACCTGACTCCATGCAGTGTCGGTTCGAATGTTATTTAGATATTCATGGCCTTGTGGAGTTAAGTCTATAATCCAATCGCTGTCCATTGGTTCTATTAATTTACTTTGACGTAAATATTTTAGGTGATAAAGAACTACATTATTAGGATATTCAGGAAAGCATTCTTCAACAAAAGATTGGGATTCATAATTGATACAACCATCAGATATTTCTTCAATCTTGAAAAGAATTTCGCGTATTAAATCATAATTTAGTTTCACTAAAATCACCACCTTTCTGTAAGGTCTATTATATCACGGAGGTGAAGATATGGAACCTATCTCTGTAACTCTCGACAAGGCCTGCGAGCTGACCAATATCGGCAAAGCGTCGATGGTGAAGCTTATGCAGGATCCGAAGTTTCCGGTATTTAAAATCGGAAACAAGTCGGTTATCCCAGTAGCTGGCTTGAGAAAGTATATTGAAACTCTGGGTGCTGAGCACTATGGAGTCGTTTAGGAGGCGGATAGTATGAAAAAGCTTTTAATTATCCTGCTTATGGCCATCTGTGTATGGGAGGCATGGGACTATACCCATCCTCAGCCTGTAGACCGCTACGTGGTCAAGGTTACCGCTGCTGATGGCGACACCCTCTGGCATCTCGTTGGAGACGTCATGGATAGAGAGGGAGACCGCCGCGATGTCCGCGAGGTCATCCACTACGCCAAAAAAATCAGCAACCTTAAGGGTGACCTGCAGGTTGGCGATGTTGTTCTCATCCCTATCGAAGTCGTTAAAAAATGAGAACGGATGACCGCGGAGTCCATTATGTAGACTGCATGTTCTGCGGTACGGAATGGATAGTGAGCCGCTTTGTAAAAGAACCGTATGCTTGCCCTTATTGCAGGGCTATGTATAAAAATTTCAATCCACCACAATCAAAAAAGAAAGGTAAGGTGCAAAAATGATTAGAACGAAAACCCAGATTTTCATTCAGCGTTTGAACCTTGAAATGCAGAGCCTGCGGGAATACGCAGCTTTGCTGGAACGCTGGAATAAGGACGACAACCAGGACGAGGTCCTGCAGGAGGCGGAGCTTGATGTCATTGACCGTATCGGCTCAACGCTCAAAGAGATGCGTGAGCTGCAGTCTCATGAATGGTCTGTTATGTACAAGGCTCTGCAAGATTCCGCAGAAAAGAATGCTGCTGATAGTTCCGGTATGCCAAAAGATGTCGCTTGCAAGGAGGCTGAGTAACATGGCTAACATCTATGAGCTTAAAGATCAAATCAAAGCCTGCATCCAGCTGGATGCAGAGCACGTGGTTGACACTGAAGACGGCGAAATCCTGAACCTGCAGCAATTTGAAGCGCTGCAGATGGAGCGTGACCAAAAGATTGAAGGCATGTGCTGCTACATCAAGAACAAGCTTGCCGAGGCCGATGCCATCGACGCCGAAGCCAATACTCTCAGTCATCGCTCCGGTGTAATTAGAAAAGAAGTCGAGCGCTGCAAGGCTTATCTGGCCGGTGCATTGTACGGCGAGAAGTTTGAAACTCCCCGCTGCAAGATTACGTGGCGCAAGTCCGAAATCTGCAACGTGCTGTCTATGGAAGAAATTCCTGATGAATATAAGCGCACCAAGGTTACTGTTGATGCTGACAAGACGGCAATCAAGAAGGCCATCAAAGCCGGCATGGAGATTCCTGGTGCTGAAGTTATTCAGAAGCTGAATATGACTTTGAAATGAGATTTGTTATGTTATGCAAGAATTGCCCTCAGTGTAAAACAGTTGGGGTTGGCGATATTTGTACACGTAGCTGGTGCAAATTAAGCAAGCCTGATGCTGCTGGCAGATATTTAGGGCTGGAACCATGGCGCAGTAAGCCGCATCCGAAATGTCCGCTGATGGCAAGATTAAAAGAAAATTACAAGGAGTGATTTTATGGGAATGCCTGTATTGATTTTAGGCGCGTCCGGCTCTGGCAAGTCCACGAGCCTGCGCAACTTTGAGCCGACGGAGGTTGGCGTGTTCAACGTGGCGAGCAAACCGCTGCCATTCAAAAAGCGGCTGAACGTCGTGAACCATGCGACGTATCAGGTCATCCAGAAGACGTTGGCGAAGAACAACCTTCGCTGCTACGTCATCGACGACTCGCAGTATCTCATGGCCTTCAACATGTTTGACCGCGCGAAGGAAGCCGGTTACCAGAAGTTTACCGACTGCGCGTTGAATTTCTACAATCTGCTGACGCTGATCCGCGACCATACGACCGATGATACCATCGTGTATCTTCTGCATCACACGGAGTGCGATGATACTGGTCATATCAAAGCCAAAACTTCGGGCAAGATGCTGGACAATCAGCTCACTCTAGAGGGCCTGTTCAGCATCGTGCTGCTGGCTGAGACCGACGGTAAGGCGCATTGGTTTACCACGCAAAGCGATGGTTTCACTCCCGCGAAGTCACCGATGGAGATGTTCGCATCTAAGATTGACAATGACCTGAAGGCTGTTGATACGGCTATTCGTGAATACTATGGATTTATTAAGGAGGTAAAAAATGAAAAAGCTTAACTGGGGAAATGTTGAAGCTGCGAGTGAAGGCTACGCAGCGCCGCCTGCTGGTGGTTATGTACTGGCCATCTGCTCTGTAGAAGACCATGCAGACAAGGAGTACCTGAAAATCTATTGCGACATCGCAGGCGTAGCAGACAAGGCCAACGAGCAGTTTGTTGGTTATTATGGCCAGCGCAAGGAGCGCAGCGGTGACAAAATTCCGCTGTTCAGCTTTATCCGCAGCTATAAAGATTCTGCGCGTGGCTTCTTCAAATCGTTTTTGGTGGCGTTAGAAAAGAGCGGAAACTCCGGCTTTGTAGCAGACCGCTTTGCTGGTGATGAGCAGCAGTTCTGCGGCATGGTCGTCGGTGCTGTGCTGGGGCAGGAAGAGTACGTCTGGAACGACAAGCTCCGTGTGCGTCTGAAGGTAGCGCAGCTCTGTTCCGTAGAGCGCATCCAGAAGGGCGACTTCGAGATTCCGGAACTTAAAAAGGTAGACACTGCAGCAGTTCCGGTCGCAGCTCCTGTCTCCAGCATGGACAGCTACGGTGCTAACGTACCGCTCAGTGATGAAGACATCCCTTTCTAAGTCCGAGCTGCATCTTGACGATATTCGCCCCTTTTTGACCGGCGCAAAAACGAAGCCGGGCGGACATGTTACCGCTACCTGTCCATTATGTGGCAAAGCAGGGCACCTGCATATCGACGAGAAAAACGGCACGCTGCTGGTCTATTGCCAGAAGTGCAATGCTCCCGGCACGGACATCCTGAGAGAGTTCCGACGTCTGGGAGCAAAGCCTGCCGAACCGGAGCATGTAGATTACAAGACGACAAAACCTATTGAAGATTACCGCCATGTCTACAGAAACCCTGACGGCACTGAATCTTATTACAAGCGCCGCCGCAAGTGGGCAGACGGACATAAGGTTTTCAGCTTTGCGTATGTCGATGAAAACGGCCGCACGGTGTACTCTAAACCCAAGAATTGTAATAACCTTTACAATCTGGATTTGTTAGAACGGCATGAGCATAAGACGCTCTACATCGTCGAAGGCGAGAAGTGTGCTGACGCTATGACAAAGCATGGATTGTTGGCAACCACGAGCAATACCGGTGCGCAGAAGGCCATCAAGCTGAGCGCGACGGACAAGGCGCTGCTGGAATCTTATGCAGAGCGCATCGTCATTCCCGATAATGACGAGAAGGGCACCGATTATGCTGCAGCCTGGCAAGGCGCAAAAGTCATGGCCATCACGAAGCTGTGGCCTGACTGCCCGCCTAAAGGTGATATCGCAGATTACTTTGCTGCCGGTGGCACAGCCGAAGCAATCGAAGCCTACGAGTGGCCTGTGGTGCTCTCTCTGGACAGAGAATTCTTTGAAGGGTGCGACAGGTTTAGCCTTATCAATGAGGCGCTTCTGGAGGCGATAGCGGCGCTCACAGAGCCGTCCAAGCGTCAGCAGGTGCTTTCCATGGCGAGGTTTCGCGCTGGGGAGCTGTGCTGCAAGAGGGAGTTTGAGAGCTGCTGGAAGGCGTACCTGCAGCAGCAGGCAGCCAAGGGTATAAGGTCAGATAATCTGACCAAATTCCCGCAGCAGCTGTTTGCCTTGCGGTGCGGTAACTGGAACACATCGATTAATGGCGTGTATCGGTCGGTACAGGTCGGGACAGAATATAAAAACGAATACGCAAGCCCCATCCCCATCATGCCGACGGAGCTGCTGGTTAACGTGGAGGATGAAACGGAAAAAATTCGGCTCGCGTATTTTAAAAATGGCGGCTGGCAGAGCGTGGTGGTCCCGCGCTCCACGTTGGCCAACAAAAACAAAATAATTCTGCTGGCAGACAATGGCGTTGAAGTCAACAGCGACAACGCCGGTCTGTTAGTGAAGTATCTGGCAGAGGTCATCGCCATGAACCCGGACATCCTGCCGCGGGTAAAGTCGATTGACCACATGGGATGGTCCGATGCAGGCTTTGTGCCGTACACGGACGAGGTCAAGCTGGACTGCGAGGAGCAGTACAAATCTCTGGTGCAGGCAGTCTCCAGCAAGGGCACGCTGGAGGAATGGGCGGCCTACGTCGCCCCGCTCCGGCAGAACCTGTACATGCGCCTGATCCTGGCTGCAAGCTTTGCGAGCGTGCTGGTCGAGCGCGTGTCCGCGCTGCCGTTCGTGCTGCATCTTTGGGGTGGCACCGGCAGCGGCAAGACCGTGGCCATGATGGTGGCTGCGTCCGTTTGGGGTAATCCCGGCATGGGCAAACTGGTTAGAACAATGAATATGACGGTCAACTCTATGATGAGTACGGCGTCTATCCTGCGTAACCTGCCGTTTTTCGGTGACGAGTTGCAGACAATTAAGTCAAGATTCGAGAATTATGACACGCTGATCATGCGTGTCACTGAAGGTCTTGACCGCGGACGCATGACGAATGCGACCTTCCAGCGGCAGAAGTCCTGGCTGAACAGCTTTGTTTTTACCGGTGAAGAACCGTGCACGAAGAGTCAGTCCGGTGGCGGTGTAAAAAACCGTGTTATTGAGATTGAGTGCGACCAGCAAATAATCAGCAATGGTAACGCTGTTGTGAATTTTATCACGCAGCATTACGGCGGTGCTGGCAGGGCGTTTGTTGAAGCGCTGGAAGGGAAGAACCTTGCTGCTGAGTACAATGAGATTATGCGGTTGGTGCTGGAGGTCACGGATACCACCGAGAAGCAGGCTATGGCGATGGCGCTCATGCTGCAGGCGGATGCTATTGCGAGCAAGGCTATCTTTGGTACTCCCGGCGATGTGCTGTCGCCCGAGGACATAGTTGGCTTCGTGAAGAGCAAGGCTGAAGTTGATGTGAGCGAGCGGGCATTTAACCTTATTGTTGATGTCATCGGTGCCAACGCTGACAAGTTCGATACCGAGCTTGATGATTATGCTGGTTATGCCTACTGGGGTAGACGCAAGAATAATGGTGTTATCATGATCAACAAGACGGTCCTGGAGCAGGAGTTAGAAAAGAATGGCTTCGACTTCTCAGCGCTTAAGAAAAAATGGGCGGAGAGCGGTCATTTACTGAAAACGACGCAGGGACGATTTTCCAATGTTTACCGGTTACACAACACGAGAGCAAACTATGTTGCTCTTTATGTCAAGGCGTAAGCTATGTAAGCCAAATGTAAGCCAAAGAAATGGCTCAACCATGCGGGTTTTAAACGTTTGGCTTACATAATTACATGACTTACATAATTAGATATATACGTATGGAGTTTCCCGTTTTAGATTAGAGCGGAAATAATAATAATATATATCGATATCCTTTCAAAAAAAATGTAAGCCTGTAAGCCAAAAACAAAAAAAGCCTTAACCATGCGGTTTGTAGGGTTTTTGAATGTAAGTCAAAACGTCAGCTGGCTTACGTAAAACTGCAGCTAAAGGAGGGAAACGATGTTATTTAAAATTTTGAGTACTATGTTACGTGACTTTATTGCAGGGCTGGTTATGGCGGTGGGATGCTGCTGTATGATGGTGGCACAGGCTTTTGTCAAAGCTGCTGTTTGCCTCGCCCAGTTTGCGTGCAAGGTCAATGGGGTGAAATGTGATGTTAAGTAAAATCTGTCTGGTGTTTGCAGTGCTGATCAGCATTGTGTGGATAGTAAGCCTGACGATGGTAGTAGTTGGCGGTGCTGTATGGGCGCTGCAGAAGTTAGGAGGAATGTAAATGTATATTAAAACTAAAAGCGGAGATTATGTGAACTCCAAGAATATCAGTGGCTTAAGAATCAAATGTTATGGTGGCGCTTTTAATGTCGTAGCAGAATGCATCGGTTATTGCGACGATCCTTGCTTCTATTCCAGTGCCAAGATAGAAGACGCGGAAGCGTATATAAACTTGCTGGCGAACCACCTGGATGAAGTAGAAGAAGCTGCAACCATGCAGTACCCGCGTTGCGCTATCCTCAAGGTGTCGGAGTCTACTGTTGATGCAATGCCTTATAGCTATCGCAATCGCCCGCTCCAAAACGAGCCGCAGCATGCAGCCAGCAAGAACACTAAGCTGTCCGCAATGCTGAATGCGCTGGTCGATGACTTTGCCGCGTCTGGTGATCCTGACAATCTCCTTAAAATCAACGCGTATATCCGCATGTATCTGCAGCAGGAGGTTAACCATGAATAAACAATATCTGATGTTGAATCTGGAGTCTGACACCTTTAAGGGCATGAAGGCCGATTTTAATGAACTTCTGCAGCAGCTTCTGGAGAAGCTCTTTGCTGGCCGTATTGCTGATGGCTCTATCAGCATGAAGCTGTCCGTCAGCTTGACTGAGACCTATTCCGAAACAATGGGTAAAGACATTGCAGTACCGCTGTTCAAGCACAAGGTTACCGCCAACTACACGGAAAAACTGGAGAATGCCGGTGCTGTCTCCCTGCCTAACACGTATCTGGAATACGACGAAGACCTCGGGGAGTTCGTCCTGAAGCCTTGCGGCGGCGAGCAGGACATGTTCGCGGAGCAGGAGGCTGAGGCTGATGAAGCAACTGTCGATGTTAAAGCTATTCCGCAGGATTGCCACCGTCCCCTGCAGGTGCGTGATCCTATGTGCAATGACTGCGCTAATCGCGATACCAGCGCCTGCGACCATTGCGATGGCTGCGACAAGTGGGAGCCTATTGCAAAATGATTCCGCTGCGTCCCTACCAGCAGGAGCTGGTGGATAACATCCGCAGGGCAATCGGTCAGGGGCGGCACAGCGTGTGTGCAGTGTTGGGCTGCGGCGGTGGCAAGAGCGTTATCCAGGGCAACATCGCCGCCAGCGCCACGGCACGCGGCAACAGGGTGCTGTTTGTTGTTCACCGCAAAGAGCTGTGCCAGCAGATTACCAATACCTTTACGGCGTGTGGCGTAGACTTCTCTCTCTGTACCGTAGGCATGGTGCAGACGGTCTGCCGCAGGCTGGCCAACACGCCGGAGCCGAAGCTGATTCTGGTCGATGAAGCGCACCACATCCTGTCGCAGAGTTATTTGTCTATCCTGCAGCATTTTCCTGGTGCCGTCGTCTTAGGCTTTACCGCTACCCCGCAAAGAATGAACGAGGGTGGGCTGGGGGCTGTCTTTGAAGAGCTCATCGAGTCAGTGAGTACCGAATGGCTGATAGAGAACCATTACCTGGCACCGTACAAATACTACGGCGTGCAGCTGGCGGATGCCAGCAAGCTGCATACTAAACGCGGCGACTACGACAAGGCCGAGGTTGAAGCTCTTATGAATAAGCGTGCTATCTTTGGCAGTGCTGTTGAGAACTGGCTGCAGCTGGCTAAGGGCAAGCAGACTATAGTGTATTGCTCGTCTATCGCCACCAGCGAGGGCACAGCGGCCGCTTTTAGGGAGCAGGGGATAAATGCTATGCACCTTGACGGTACAACGCCGCAGGCGCAAAGACAGGCCGCCGTAGATGGGTTCCGGCGCGGTGAGGTCACGGTCCTTTGCAACGTTGATTTGTTTGGCGAGGGCTTTGACGTGCCTGACTGCGATTGCGTGGTGCTGATGCGGCCGACCAAGTCGCTCACACTGCACATCCAGCAGTCGATGAGGTCGATGCGTACCAATCCCAACAATCCGGATAAGGTCGCGCTGATCCTGGACCATGTTGGCAATTTCACCCGGCACGGTCTGCCGGATGATGTGCGAGAGTGGTCGCTGGAAAGCAAAGCCAAGAAGAAAAAGCAGGAGCTCAGTGTCAAGCAGTGCCCGAATTGCTTTGCAGTGGTCAAGTCAGCGGTCACCGAGTGCCCTCTCTGTCATTACGTATGGGAAAAAGAAGAGCGCGAAGGTCCGGAGGTCGTGGAGGACATCATCCTGCAGGAAGTCGCGCGCATGCCATATAGTAAACACATCGAGTGTACGTCATGGGCGCAGCTGGAGCTGTTCCGCTCGACGCACAAACGTGCTGATGGCAAGGTTTTTAAGTTCGCCTGGTCGCTGCACAAGGCGGTGCAGCTGGGGCTGGCAGTACCGGAACGGTACCGCAGTGCAGCTATCCGCCTGCTGCGTCAGGATGAATACAGGAGATTAAAGTTTGAATAAATCTGAAGCTCAAATCATGAAGGAGATTGAGGTCGCGGTGTCTGCTGCAGGGCACAAGGTTTTCCGCATTAACGTTGGAGAAGGATATTTATACCGTGAGCAGCCGACGCAGGAAACGCTGGAATTTGAGAATAAGCGCGCCCGCTGGTTCAAGAGCGGACCGCCGCAAGGTTATAGCGATTTGTCGGGTGTATGTTATCCTTCTGGCCGGGCGCTGTTTATTGAGGTGAAAACACCGAAAGGCAAGCCGACGCTGCAGCAGTGCGTGTTCCTGTTGGCGATGTTGGCAGCGGGTGCCAATGCCGGTATCGCACGCAGCTCCGAGGAGGCGCTGGCGATTTGCGAGATGACGGACGACCTGCGTCAGAAGATGGGGGAGTATATCCATGGCTGGTTGGTTAAGCTTAGGCAGCGTGGTAAGTGATCCATGGCCTGATTGTGCCGACAGCGAGTTCTGGGGGCAGCTGCTACCAAGCGCTGCCCGCCATGATCACAAGCTGTATGTTAAGCTCATCGGCCTACGCTTTGCCGGAGCAGAGCTGCTGCCTAGTGCACGCTTCGGCCTGCGCCTGGTCATGGCTAACGAGGCGACGGTGACTCAGCAGGAGGCGAGGGAGCTGCTTGCTCCCCACTCTGAGTTGCTATTGAATTTATTTTTACACATAGGAGGTGGGGCAGGTGGACAACAAAAAACTGATACATGATACTGTTGTGGCAACGCTGGCTGCCTTAAATAGCCAGCCTAAGCCGCAGGACTGCTACAAGGCGACGGAAGCAAGGCTGTATGCTTACCCGACGCTGATGGCGAACATCGAGCAGTACCAGCTTGATATCCGCGACCTGAAGGCGGAGCGTGTCACGGAAAAATCTAAAGACATTACCTGCTGGGGCGGCGCAAGCTCACGCTTGACTCCCGAGGAAAAGCAGCAGGCACGTATTATGGCTGTAGAAGTTAAGCTGGCGCGTGATCAGGCGGAAGTTGCTAAAATCAACCGTATCCTTGACCGGCTGGCAATCAGCGAGGGTACAGACGCTGTTGATATCATCCGTCAGGCGTATTTTTACTGCGTGCCTTTGGATGATATTGCGCTGCGTGAAGGTGTGTCGCTCTCGACTATCCAGCGCAGACGTACGCGCCTGGTGCGCCAGCTGGCGTTGATGTTATATGGAGCGGAGACGTTGATGTGAGATTCGTAGATTTTTTCGCAGGAATCGGCGGTATTCGCTTAGGCTTAGAGCAAGCCGGGCATAAATGCGTCGGCTTATGTGAGTTTGATAAGTACGCCAGGACGGCGTATAAAGCTATGTACGATACGGAAGGAGAGTGGGAATCACATGACGTACGAACAGTTAAGCCTTATGATGTTCCAGCTGCCGACCTCTGGTGCTTCGGCTTTCCGTGCAAAGACATCAGCGTCGCAGGCAAGCAAAAAGGCCTGCAAGAAGGTAAGCGAAGCGGATTGTTTTACGAAATTATGCGACTGCTTGCCGGCCGTAGGCAAGAAGATAGACCTAAATGGCTTCTCATTGAAAATGTTAAAAATTTACTTAGCATTGGAAACGGATTTGATTTCGCGCGGCTGCTGTGTGAAGTGGGGGGGCACGGGTATTCTCTCCAATGGGACACTCTCAACAGCAAAGATTTCGGCGTGCCCCAAAACAGGGAGCGCGTGTTCATTGTCTGCTATCTTGGAAACATCCGTGGACGAGAAGTATTTCCTCTCCGACCAGCAGACGGCGAGAATCCTTGCGAACTCAATGAGATAACACAAGGTTTAAGCATGGCATATCGTGTGTATAATCCGGACGGAATAAGTAAAACGCTTGCTGCCGTTGGCGGTGGTGCTAAAACAGGCTTGTATGCTGTGAAAGTGCTAAAGCCGTATGGCTCAACAGGCGGTGTGGAGGTGCTAAAAGATGAGTAAAAATCTTCTCCCCGAAATCGCTAAGATGCTGGATGTGGAGATGTACGAAAAATTTAAAATCGAGGGCATGAGCTCTGACCTGGTTTTCCGAATCGGTGTAGACGGACTCGAAATGGAACGTTTTGACTATGCTGAGGATGACCGTATATGGGTGACTCTTGCTTCGTGCAATTTTGTTGATTTGTTGACTGGTAAGGCAAAAATTGTTAAACTGCCGTGGAAGCCGAAAGAAGGCGAATTCTATTACTCATTCGGCATTTTTGCCCAAACGTGGGGAGTTTCGAAAATATGCTGGTTACAACATCCGTTTGACTTTGCTTTATTGGCCAAAGGTTGGGTATACCGCACAAAGGAAGAAGCTAAAGCTGCGCTGCCCGAAGCGGCAAAAGAAATAGGTGTTGAGTTTATAGTTAAGGAGGACTCTAATGACTGAATCTAGAGAATTTACATCGTTTATTAATGATGAACTTGTTCGCGTAGGAACTTTGTTTACGGAAAAACAGCAGCAGTATTCTGCTGGCGCTGATCCGCTGTCAAACTTCCGCACCGGTGCATTGCTGGAGCATCATGATGGTGGCTATGACATGATGTATGATGTGGCTAAGGGATATCTGAATAAGCACATTGCTTTCCTCTATGACCATGGTATTGCTGACAAAACGGAAGAATCCTTGCGCGATATGGTGGTCTATGGTCTGATTATGTTGTACATGGTCAAGAAGCACAAGGAATGGCTTGCACAAGTGAAGGAGTGACCTTGATGAGCAGTAAACGTAAACTTAAGCGCCGCAATCCTGCGCCGGTGGCAGGCTTTAAATACGAGCGCATGTGCCAGGCTGTGTCCGAGCAGGCTATTTATCGTGTGCTGGCTGTTGCGATTGATATCCTCTGGAATGATTTCGGTGGTCTGCAGCGCAAGGACCAGCGTCTGAAGTTCTTCGCTGAGACATTCCGTGAACGTCTGGAAGTTGTAGACCAGGGCTTTACGCCGTCGCAGCAGGCAGCTATGGATGAGCTGCAGCGCCAGGCTGGTTATAGCGTAGTGTTTAATGCAAAATAATTCAACGACCGCTCATCTGATGGTGGGCGGTCGTTTTTTAATTTATGACTTGCAATAATTGCTATTAAGAGTTAACATAACATCAATAACAAGAAAGGTGGAGTTAACCATGAAAATGTATTTAAATCACAACAACATTTATAAAGCAGGCACCTACGCAACGTTCCCTGATGAGATTCATGACGAAGTCGACATCGTCTTTCCGGAAGGCTGCCGCGAAGTAAAAATGTATGATGATACCACCGCCATCGAGTGGCCGGACGGGCACATCACACTGTCCACCGAAATTTTCACGGAACACCGCGGTGATACTGCAGTGCCCTATGTGGTTGACTGCAGCGGTCAATTCCCTAAAAAAATTTACTTGAAAACTAAAAAATGACTTGAAGCCGTGAAAAAAAAGCGGTATAATATAACTACGGAGAAGTGTCGATAAAAGCGGCATTTCGCCTGTCCCTTTCTGTTGCGAAGCGGTGCGTATTTTGACTGAATGCGCACCGCTTTACTATATTGTGTATGTAGCGTCTGGCTTTTAGCTAGGCGCTTTTTTTATGCCCGGAAGCCGTAACCTAAGGGACGGGACATCCCTTTCTGTTCTCAAATCTTCAGCGGTAGTCCGGGCACCAATATTAATGACTTGCAATTATCGTGGGAGTGAGTTAATATGCTTATAAAGTACCTGCTTCTTGCAGCGCGGGTGTGGGATGGTTGGGATGAATCGAAACATCCGCGTAAGTCTAACGGGCAGTTTAGTGCTGGCGGTAGAACTTCCCAATCACCGCTCAGGCGTGCGGCTGAGGTTGTAAAGCCGAAGCGTAAGAGCAGAAAATCTAGTAAGATTACACCAGCTGAGCGTGAGCGTGTAACTCATGAAATCAGCACATGGTTCCATGGGCGGTTTGATGGTCTGCATAAAAGTTCTATTGCCGTAGGAAATTACGTTTATCTATTTACCATCAATGAGTATGGTGATTATGATATTTATTCTAAAATTTTGCTGAAATGAGGCATATTATGGAAGAACAACTTAGAGAAGCATTAAAAAAAGTCCCTCGCTATTATGAGGATTTTGAGACTGCTGTAGTTTTGCTGTTGGAGGATAACGAGGAAGCCATGCGCGAATTAATAGCGTTTATTGCTTCCTCTCCTGAAGCACGAGTTGATGATGTGCTTGATATGGCTGAAGAACTGTCTGATCTTGAGGAGGCTGATGCCGATGAGTGAAAAATCCTCTGGTGGAGCACGTCGTGGCGCAGGTCGTCCGAAGCTGCCGCCTGAACTTAAATCAAAACGCAAGCATTACAACTGGTACGTCACGGAAGAAGAGCGTGCGTTCCTGCTGGAGCAGCTTACTGAATATCGAAAAAATCACTAATGTAAACCTCGAGCTTAATGGCTCGGGGTTTTTCTGTTTCCGGAGGTAATTATGAAAATCATTGATATGCCCATCGGCGATGTGGTTCCGTATAAAAACAATCCACGGCGTAATGACAAAGCCGTTAAGCCGGTTATGGAATCACTGAAGGAGTTCGGCTGGAAGCAGCCTATTGTTATCGACAAGAATAATGTTATTGTCTGTGGTCATACGCGTCTGCGTGCTGCTAAACGACTTAAGATGAAGACTGTGCCGTGTGTGATGGCGGATGACCTTACGCCGGAGCAGATTAAGGCGTTCCGTCTGGCAGATAATAAAACCGCCGAGTTTGCAAGCTGGGACATGGACATGCTCAACAGCGAGCTGCTCGACATCAAAGGTATAGACATGGGCGACTTTGGTTTTGACATGCCGGAGCCTGAACCGGAAGAGGATGCTTTTGATGTGGATGCAGCGCATGAGGAAGCTGCTAAGAATCCTGTAACTACGCCGGGCACGCTGTACCAGCTCGGGAACCATCGCTTATTATGTGGTGATTCAACAAATCGTACTGATGTAGCACGTTTATTGGGGGGGCAAATGGTTGACATGGTCTTTACTGATCCTCCCTACAATGTTGCTTACCAAGGCGGAACGAAAGAAAAGCTCACCATTAAAAACGATTCGATGAGTGAGGCTGAATTCAAAAACTTTTTAGATGCAGTGTTTGATAATTATTTTGCAGCGATGAAGACTGGCGCATCCTTTTACGTGTGCTACGCTAGTCGCAGTGCGGTGGAATTCCGGCAGGCTATTGTCGATGCCGGTCTGCTGCTGAAGCAGGACCTTGTCTGGTGCAAGAACACATTTACGCTGGGACGGCAGGACTACCAATGGCAGCATGAGCCTATCCTTTATGGATGGAAGCCTGGCGCGAAGCACCGCTTTTTCGGTGGCCGCAAGCTGTCGACGGTCATTCCCGACAACTATCCGGTGGAGGTTGGCTATGATGCCGATGGGCATCAGCTCATCCACATCAGCATAGGGCTTAAGACCGTCTGTCTGCGTGCCGACAACGTGGAAGCTGTGGACACGGAAGAGGTCAACAGTGTAATCCATGTTGACAAGCCCACGCGTAACGCCGAGCATCCCACCATGAAGCCGATTGCCCTCTGTGCTAAGTGCATCAAGAATAGCTGCCAGCAAGGTGATGCTGTGCTTGATTTGTTTGGCGGCTCTGGCTCCACGCTCATTGCCTGCGAGCAAATCAACCGCCAATGCTACAGCATGGAGCTTGATCCTGTGTACTGCGATGTCATCGTTAAGCGTTGGGAAGCTCTTACCGGCAGGAAGGCCGAGGTAATCGGTGGCTAATGAACAGAACCTCAATCCTTGCCGAAGCAAGAGCGAAGCAAGAGAAAGAGGTGCTGCTGGTGGTGTGAAATCGGGTGAAGCCCGGCGCCGCAAACGTGCTATGCGTGAGGTCCTTGACGACCTGCTGCAGATGCCACTCAAACGTGGCGAGCTGAAGAATGTTGAGTGCCTGGGTGACCTGATGGGGCCGAACGGCAAGATTAACCTGCTGAATGGGAAGATTAACGTAACTGTTGAGCAAGCCGTGTTGCTTGGTCAGGTCGTGCTTGCTATGCAGGGCAATACCAAGGCGGCGACGTTCTTGCGGGATACTGCAGGGCAGAAAATTCTTAAGGATGCCGAAGAGCAGTCTCAATATGAGGACGATGGCTTTACCGACGCAATCAAGCGCAGTGCAAAGGATGTGTGGAAATAATGGGCATCGTTGGCAGGCTGCGCAGTATTATCAAACCTGTTATCAAGTTTTTTGAGTTTAGTAAAAAACAAATGCAAATCTTGACGTGGTGGTGTGATGATTCTCCCTACCACGATTACAATGGCATCATAGCTGACGGCTCCATCCGTGCTGGTAAAACGGTAGCGATGGCCGTCTCTTTTGTTATTTGGGCTATGGATACCTACGATGGCCAGAATTTTGCCATGTGCGGTAAAACCGTAGGCAGCTTCAGGCGTAACGTTTGGAAGTGGCTCAAGCCTGTATTGCTGGTGCGTGGCTATCAGGTGGAAGAATCACGCACGGAAAACCTTATCGTGATAGCTCGCAAGCAAGGCAGCACAATGAAGCTGAATTACTTCTACGTGTTCGGCGGCCGCGACGAGTCCTCTCAGGACCTCATTCAAGGCATTACTTTGGCTGGCCTGTTTTGCGATGAGGTTGCGCTCATGCCGGAGTCGTTTGTCAACCAGGCATCCGGCCGCTGCTCTGTGCCGGGCGCTAAACTATGGTTTAACTGTAACCCGGATAGCCCGATGCACTGGTTCCTGCTACGCTGGATTGAGAAGTGCGACGAGAAGCGCTTGTTGCATATCCATTTCTTGATGGACGACAATCCGTCGCTATCTGACGAGGTGCGTGAACGTTACCGGACAATGTATTCCGGTGTGTTCTACCGACGCTTTATTTTAGGCGAGTGGGTAATGGCGCAGGGCGCTATCTACCGTGATGCGTGGAGTGATGAGCTGCTTTTTGGTGATGACCAGCTGGAGTATTTGCTCAAAAATCTGCACATCATGAAGCGCTCTATCACGATTGACTATGGCACCGTGAACCCGATGGTGTATCTGGACGTGCTCGATGATGGGCGCGACCTGTGGTTTATCCGTGAGTATTATTGGGACAGCCGCGCCGAAGAAAAGGAGAAGGACAACAGCCAGTACGCCGACGACCTGCTTGAGTTCGTGCGTGGTGTGGAGCTGTGGCCGACAAATGTGGTCATAGATCCATCTGCAGCAAGCTTTAAAATTGAGCTGCGCAATCGTGGGCTGCGTGCGAAGGAGACGGTGGAAACAATCAACGCCGACAATGATGTCATTGAGGGCATCCGCAAGGTGAACACGTTGCTAACCCGTCGCCGCATCCATTTTTATTGTGGTTTAGTGCACACGCTGAAGGAGATGCAGTCCTATTGTTGGGACGACAAGGCTCTGCAGCAGTCTGGCAAGGAGAAGCCTATTAAAGTAGCCGACCATGCGCCTGATGCGGTGCGCTACTATGTATCAACAGTCATCAGGCCAAGGAGGATAGCAAATGTCTAAAAGAAAACGCAGGCGCGCCCTTGACAAAGCTCCTGAGCCGCAGCCAATACGCAGCAGGGCGCTCGACGCGTTTAGTAACGTACTGGCTCGTTTGGGTGCTGGTACTCCGAACCTGTTAGAAGGCACGGAGTACAGTCTGCAGCGCATGTCGCGTGATTTCAATACGTTAAATGCTCTCTATCGCGAGAGCTGGATTGTCCGTCGCATCATCGACGTTATCCCGGCGGACATGCTCAAAAACTGGATAACGATTACCAGCGGCTTGGACCCCGATGTAGAGAAGCGGCTCAGTCTTACTCTGCGCCGCACGCAGCTCATTGACAAGCTAAAGCGCGGCATGCAGTGGGGCAGGCTCTATGGTGGCGCGTTAGGAGTGATGCTGGTCAAACACCAAGGCTACGACCTTAGCCAACCGCTGCAGCTTGACTGGATAATGCCTGGCGATTTCTCAGGGCTGCTCATCTTCGACCGCTGGAACGGAGTTAACCCATCCAGCGAGCTTATCGAAGATATTTCTGATCCTGATTACGGTTATCCGAAATATTACACTGTAACTGATCCTGCCGGTGGTGGCTCCGTGAAGATTCATTATAGCAGGGTAGCTCGATTCCCCGGAGCCACGCTACCGTTCTGGGAGGAAATTGCAGAGATGCAATGGGGCGCGTCTGTCATTGAGTCTATTTTTGATGAGCTGCGTAAGCGTGACAATGTGAGCTGGAACATTGCGCAGTTGACCTTCATGGCGAACATCCGCGTGCTAAAGATGCAGGACTTAGGTCAGCTTCTGGCGGCAACGGACAACGAGTCGCAGGCTGAGCTGCTGCGAACGCTGGAAGCGCAGAACATGCTACTGAACAATATGGGCATGCAGGTTATGGATGCTGCAGATGGTCTGGAAACACACCAGTACACGTTCGGCGGTCTTGCTGACTGCTATCAGCAGTTTATTATGGACATCAGCGGCGCTGCTGAAATTCCGGTGACGCGTCTGTTCGGGCGCTCTCCCTCGGGACTCAACGCTACAGGCGAGAGTGACCTGCAGAACTACTATGACATGATAGCCGAGAAGCAAGAGTCTTATCTGCGTCCTATCCTGAACAAAGTGCTCCCACCGTTCATTATCTCGACGTTAGGCAGCCTGCCGGACGACTTTGATTTTGAATTTGACCCGGTTGCAGAGCCTACGGACAAAGAGCGTGCCGACCTTGCCAAGTGTGGCACAGACAATGTTGTGGCTGCCTACAATGCCGGTCTTATCTCTCAGCGCACTGCTCTTAAGGAGTTGAAGCAGCAGAGCGAGCGCACCGGTGTCTGGACGAATATCACCGATGAGGACATCGAGCGTGCGTCCGACTCCGTGGAGCCGCCTGGTGAGATGGGAGGCATGTTTGGCGACATGGGCGGTGGCGAGGCTGTTGGTGCTGCTGGTGTTGAACCTCAGCAAAATAAACCGCCTGAATCTGAATAAATGACTTGCAATAATTATGTATGAGAGTTAATATGTACACACTAAAAATTACGGATGGTAGTATCATGGATAAAACAGCTACGAATTTAGCTAGGTTAAGAGCCTATGATGAAAATCCCTGGGATGAATCTGAACATCCTAGAGCTGAGAATGGGCGTTTTACCTCTGGCTCTAGTAATGAATCTAATTCTTCTAGCAGTGAATCTGATCTTGCAGATATTTTCCCGAAAGGGACAGGAAAAATTAAAGAAACTATAGGCAAGAGAGGAACCACTCGCATTGAAGCCTCAAATGGGGACGAGATTATGATTAGCTACAATCGCTCAAAAGAAAGATATGATGTTGAGTTCTGGGGTCCAGATGATCTTGAAGCTAACGAAGTTATACATTGTGATGATATACATGATATAAATCGTGAGCTTATTAAACGGTATGACATTGAAGTTAGTTATTCATAAGAATGGAGCTATAAGTGGGGACCGCAAGAGGAAGAGGGCTAATGATTGGATAAATTATGAAAAAATTTAAAATGCCGCGAGTCATTGAGCGCTCTTATGCCAGCGCCATTGACCGCCTGATGCAGGGACTGAAGCGTGAGTTATCTCACGTTGCCAGTCCTTTTTTTATTGCTGACATAATGCGTCGGCTGGCACGTTCCCCGACTTTTATTCGTGCCTGCGACCAAATCGCGCGCTCGATGGCCACGCATCTGTTCCGCGACGGGCATAAGACGTGGCGTGCTGCAGCAGCTGAGGGCAGTAAGGGACGAATCATTCGCACTGCCCTACAGCGCGAGCTTGCCTCACCACGCGTCGCAAAAGTGTACGAGGGTATAATCAGTCGTAATGCTGAATTAATCCGCTCTATGCCGCTCACGCTGGCTGATAGGGTGGCTCATAAGGTTGCTAAAGGTTATGAGCAAGGCTTGCGACCGGAGACGATGATAAACGATATCCTCAAAGAGTACCCGCACATGACCGAAGCTCATGCAAGGCTCATCGCCCGCACGGAAACGTCTAAAGCCAGCACTGCTCTGACGCAGGTGCGTGCTGCTGATGCAGGGCTTGAGTGGTACGTCTGGCGGACAAGCGAGGACTCTCGTGTGCGTTCTGCTCATGCTCATATGGATGGCGTGATTATCCCTTGGAGCGATGCACCGGCGCCGGAGCTGCTTAACCATGAGAAGTCGCAGGGATACTACCATGCGGGAAACATTTACAATTGCCGCTGCTATCCTGAACCGCTTATCAGGTTTGACCAGGTGGCGTGGCCAGCTAAGGTGTACCGAAACGGCAAAATCGAGCGCATGGGTATAAAACAATTTAGAAAACTATTACCTGGAGGTGAGCTATGAACAAGGCATATTTTGGCTCACGAATCTCCGACCACATCCTCAAAACGCCGGAAGGCTTCCTGATCTGCAAGGATGTTCCGATTGCTCGTACAGGTACACAGCAGTATCGAGGCTGCGAGTTCGGCGGTCCGGTCGCTGACGGCATCTATAATGTCCAGCGTCCTGAAGCTGAAGTCTTTGACCGTGCTGCCGTGGCAAGCTTTGAAGGCAAGCCAGTATGCGATGAACATCCGGAGGAAGATGTAACCCCTGATAATTATGGGCGGTACATGAAAGGCGTGTGCCGTGATGTGCGTCGGGGCGATGGCGACTTGAGTAATTGCCTGGTTGCTGATTTAGTTATTTATGACGCTGACCTTATCAATAAGATTGAGGCCGGCAAACGCGAGATATCTTGCGGTTATGACTGCTTGTGGAATCCGACGAGTGACTCCAGCTATGACCAGCTGGAAATCCGCGGTAACCATGTAGCAGTTGTTGATAGAGGCAGGGCGGGGCACAAGGTGGCCATCCGTGATACTGCCGACGATAAAAAAGGAGGTACAAAAATGTCTAAATCTTTGATTGGACGTATCCTGCGAGCGCTGGCTCGCGACGAATCTACTACACCGGAGGACATGGAGGCTGCTGCAAAGCTTGCAGGTAGCTCTGACGCTGAACCGCGTCCGCAGCCTGCGCCAGCTCCCTCAACACCAGCTCCTGCTGCTGTGCCGCAGCCTGAAAATAAACCTGCTGCTATGGACGAGGCTACTGAGGCGCGCTTTAAGAAAATTGAGGACGCACTGGAAGCTATCAGCTCTAAGCTGAATCCTGCGCAGCCTGCTGCTGAACCTAAAAAGGACGCTCTTGATGCTCTGGAGGAAGAGCTCCAAAACAAAGCACCTGCTGCTGCTCCTGCTCCTGCTGGTGACGAGGACTATGTAATCGAACCGCCTGAAGATATTAATGCGCAGGATGCAGCGCCGGAAGAAGATGTTGAGGGTGAATGTGCTCCCAACGCCAAAGAGGCACGTGACGCAGCTATGGCTTTAATCAAA